CCCTCTATTACCCTATCTTTTTTTATTAGGTTAATTAGCCCTTTTGTGGTTTTAGATAGCTTACAAGTAAGGAAATGCTCCTTAACTTGGCTTTTATACCCTGCTTGTGCCTGTGTATAGCTAATCATGTAAGGTTGTAAGGCTTGCAATATTGTTTTTTTGCCATCAGTGTAATCATTCACCATTAAGCTACCAATCTTCTTTTGTCTTACATTTACGAATTCTTTGGCAAACTTATAAAATGAACTATGCCTTTGGAATGGGTTGCCTTTAATGTAGTTAACTTGATGATACAGTTGGGAGTAATTTTCAGGGCTTGGTGTACCACTCATTAAAACCACTTTTGCCCCTTTGCACTTTTTAACCACTTGAGCGACCTTTTTTTGCCTGCCTGATGGTTTAGGTATTGCACCAAGAGAGTGGGCTTCATCCACCACTATAAAATCCCATAGAGTGACCTCTTCAACTTTGTGTAGGCTTTCATAATTTATAACACAAATATTGAAATCTGGGTTAAGCATTTCATAATCATCATTTATGCTGCTAATGGCTTTTTTCTTTGTTATAAATAAAACTCTTTTAGCATTAAGTTCTTGTGCTATTCCTAGAGCGGTCAATGTTTTACCTGTGCGGACTTCCATAGTCAAGTAAACAAAATTACTATTATATAGTATCCTTGTAGCTTGCTTGATAATATTGGTTTGGTAAGGTCTAAATTTAAACATTTAAAAAAGTTTTGGTTGAACTGGTGTATATTTTAAACGCTTTATTTCGCAAGCCCTATAAAAATTTCCATAAGTAGCAAGTTCACCCAAGAAAAAATCAACAGCTTCTTCACTATTATTAAATGCAAAATCTTCTTCTATATTTGCTACCCTTGTCGCTATTGATTTCAAATGTCTTTCTGTTTGGTTGCTCCCTCTTTTGAGCCTACCTTCAGAGCCATCTCCTTTAATTTTTATAATAAATGGATTGGCTAGTGCTATAAATTTTTTATTGGTAAACCTGTCGCCTTCAAATATGTTTATGAGTTTTCTACAGCCTTGCCCAAGTAAATAAGTTTCCATTACCCTCATTACATCCATAGCAAGGCGATCAGTTCCTTCAAACATAGTTCCGTCATAAACGCCAGCTAATCTGATGTTCCCAGCAACTTGATTTTCACGACTATCATTGCCAATATATTTAAAAATACCAAACGCACCAGTTTCGTTGAGTTCATATTTTTCAATAATTTTATTCATTAGGTAGGTTTTGCCTACCCCACAATTTCCTGTGATTAATACATTTATCATATTTATAGTGTTTTAGTTAATTTGGTGAATAAATTAAATATAATTTTATTTAAATACAAAAAAGAGTTTTAGGTTTTTTTATGCTTTCATTTTTAAATGCAGCATATTCATCCATCATAATTACCTCACCTGTTAATCTAAAATGATTCTGTTTTTGTTTGCATAATGGTAATATATCAGGAGTATGCTCAATTCTTAGATGTGCTGGCAAATATTCACGCCTTGCTTCCCAAAATAAATCAAGCTTGCCAAATTGCTCTTCACTGGCTTTAATCCTATCATGAAACATATCATTATAAACATTTGGGTATCTTCTATTCACCCTAAACCAGCCCTTGAAACAGCATAGAGTGCTTTCTAGTGTGTAATAACCCACATCAGGATGATTAATCCTAGCTTGTGCATCTGCCAATAATAATTCACTCTCATAATCAAGCCATTCAATTATTTCATTAGTGTATTTTACAGGGTTTTGTTTTGTCCAATCTAGGTCATCCCTGCCTAATACTTTGCACAAACCATTTCTATGACTTTTGCTGCCACTTATGTCCCATAACATTAAATCATTACAATTTAAATTCATACCAGCGATATTAAGATATTCCATATAGCTGAAAGTGCTTAACCTGCCAAAGTGGATAAAATCATTTCTGATAAAGTTCCAAACACCTGCAAAAGCGTCAGCCCCTTTTTTGCTGTTAAACATATCTTCTTGACTCATACCACTTTTTTGCACTACACTTTTATAATGACTTACATCATTTATAAACGATGCTTTAAAATACCTCCTATCTGTATCCCAGCCCAAAGCTTTATAATTAGCATTAAACCACTTTGTCAGCTTGTCAACATCAAGTTTATGGATACAAGGAAACTCCTTAAATATTAGCCAAGTTGTTATGGGATGCTGGCTGCATCCATTTATAAAACAAAACCAAAGCTTCTGTTCCATTGTAAAGTTATACTTTGCCCAAATAAATGGGAATACATAGTAAACAGCCCCAGGATGAGCCCTGTATTTTAAATGGAATTCATAAAACCTTAAAAATACTTCCCTGCGATATTGTGGCAGCCTAAAGTCCATACCTTTTTTTAATTGCATAACTTCAGGCACATTATTTATTTCACTATACCTGCCTATCATAGCGTATAATATCCATTTTTTTGAACTTTAATTTCAGCAAGTTGTTCGCTGGGGCTGCTGCATTTAATCATATTTTCCCTGTAATACATTACAAAGCTTATTCTAAGAGCTCCTTCTGTTTTGTTTTTCATTTCAGTGTTCCCGTGAAATTTATGTACATCACAAAAAAGCACATCTGTTGTATCTAGATCCACTGCAATTCTGTATTCTGGCATAACAAAAAAACTGCCATCGTAATCTCCTTCTTTATATACAATTAAATTGCCAAAACCATCCCTGAAATCGCCAGCATCTTGATGGCACGCAGTTCTAAAATTTTTATTAACAGTGACAGTCGTAAAGCTTGTTCCGTCAATTACATAATTTTGATCTGTGCCTATGGCGATAGCTTTTTGCTTAGCATAATGTTCAGGGCAGAGCTGCTCGTACAATTTGTCAATATATTGCACAAAAGGAACACCTTGTTTGAATGTTTCAAAATGATCTCTGGCAAAAGCTGTCTGCCTGCAATACTTAACCATAGCACCTGCATCCATATAGCCGACATTTCCGCTATAAACTTTGTTCCCAACAGTTATATTGCTAACTGAACCATCTTTACGAATACGCTTGTGGCTGCTTCCGCTGGTTATGCCACGCCCATCAGTAAATTGGATGCTGCCTTTAAATGCTTCATATCCGCTTTTTACTATATGGTATGGAATAGCGTTTTTCCTAAACCTGAACAATAAATTGCCAGCCATATCATAGGCATCGCAGTCCTCTTTAATTAAAATATCATAATGGCTATCATCAAGGAATTTACCTTTTAATAGTTTTGCTTGATTATTATCTAAATACCTTTTAGCTTTAATTTCTCTGGTTATCATATTTTTCTTTTAATAGGTTAATTAAAAAATCGCTTAAATTGCCTTTTTGTTTATATTCTTCGCCATACATTTCTTTGATGCCAATTTTTGCCAATTTTTTAAAAAGTTTTAATTCATCTATACTCATGTATAGAATTGTCGTTGTAATTTGGGTTTCATCTATGGTAGTGTTACCCTTGCCCCAATCATCTGCAAATAAATTCATATAATATTTTTTTTAAAAAATTAATAAAATTTTTTATTTGTCCAAAGGAAGTCATAATTGTTCTCACTTTTAGTTTCAGCGTTTTGTTCCCTTTGCCTAATTTTTTCTATTTGATTAAGTAATTGCTCTCTATTAAATTTAGGCTTTGGAATTACCCCATCTAATTTTCTGCTATTAATTAATCTTGGCTTTTGCTTGTAGTTTTTAAAGCAGGTTTTGCACCTTGATTGTAGCCCATCATTTGAACTTTTATTTTTACCAAATGCTTTAACTGGTTTTTTTGTATTGCAGCCCTTACAAGTCTTCGTAGATTTCGACATAATTCCCATAATTTGTTCTCCCTATTATTGATTTTGGATAAAATTCATTCAAGTAATTTTGCACCCATTTTTTAAATTTAGCCCTACTTATGGAGTGTTTAGACTTTTCAGCATAATCGGGATAATCCCCAGTAAATGAATAATAAAGGTCTGTAAGTTTAACCCTTACACCTATTTGAATTCTATCCACCTTTTCGCTATCCTCCGTTAATCCCATCCATTCAATAAATTCGTGACAGGTAGCTGCACCTAATCGCCTAACTTTTAAGTTTTCATATTCTGAAGCTATCAACCCTTTAGATAAATACATTTGAATACAATTAATCATAAAAGCATCAAACTTAGCCCAA